CTTGGCAACTAGATCTGATTCAGTACGAGCTGAACCTTCAAGATCTAGGTATGTGCCAAAGACGCCACCTTCCGCTACAACAACCGCACCGTCATCTTTAATTTCGGGTGCAAATGTTACCAAGCGATCAGGTTGCGCCTTCTCTTCTGCTTCTTTCTTTCTTACAATTTCAAAACCAAACAACTGAGCCATTATATTTTTCTCCGACTGGAAGGAACGCTACACATTATATGTAGCGTTCCAAATCAAGCCTATTTTAGAATACTAGTGTATCGTCAACAGTCCAGTAATCATAAGAAAAATCAACATCAAAAGTTTCAATTTGATCACCATCAGCCCAATTCAGCTGAATTACATTAATAACCGATGGCCATAGATTTGCAAATTGATAACGTCGTAATACAGAACCATCTTTACCATATTGCACGACATCTGCACTGGTACGATAATTGTTGATTGTTTTTAGATTACCCTGATGGCCATTAATAGCACTATGCCATGCCTCGAACGCACGACGAACTGCAAAATCTTCGTCATTCAATACAGTAACACTCCAGGTTGGATAGGTTCTAGCACCAGCTACTTTGATTTGACGACCAAAGTAAGGGACATTAATTATGCTAATATCTGATGGTGGAATCGATGTTGCTTGAATCATATAGCGAAGCTTCGCATCACCAACTGAAGTAACAGGATTAACCATTGTTACTTCGAATAGTGAAGGACGAGCACCGTCACCAATTAGATTAGATCTAATTTCGTTTACATTAAATGCCATTTCTTATACTCCTTTGACGATTTCGTTGAAATCAACACCCGAACGAACCGCTACAAAGTTCAACTGAATATAGTTGATTGAACGCGCTGGCTTGATGTAGATATCACCAACAAACTCACCACGATCAATTACGTCGCCTGTATTGTTTGTTGTATCGCAAACTACACGATAATCAGTAATACCACGGCGACCTTGAATTTCGCGTAGATATGGTTCAACTAAATTGCGGAATTGTGCACGTGTAAACTCATCATTGAATTCAAACAGAGCAAACTTAGCAGCGGTAGCAATTGCTTTTTCTAGTACGATGAATAGACGACGAACGTTAATACGATCGAATGCCGATGGTTTGGCTAACATAGTCTTGTCACCGAACAGAATTGTACCTTGTCCTGGGAATGTAACAACTGGGTTGATACCATTCTTGTATAGAAGATCGCGTTCAGCTTGGTTTGGATTAAAGTTTAATTTAACTACATTTTTAATCTGACCACGGCTAAAACCAGCTGGTGAATACCAAGGGTCATTCGTAGAATCAGTTCTTGCGCATAGACCAGCGATATCACCGTTTAGTGGGATGTAGCGATAGACATCATTGTAACGGTCATACTGATACTTGTAACCAGAATCGATTACAGCGTATGAAGTAGATGTTAGCGTATTACGGAATGTTACAATAGCATCAGCTGTAGACGAACGAGTTGGTGACACGAATGCTACGCAATCTTTACGAGTTGTAGCGATATTGTCGATAATGTAACTTGCAACATCAGTATTCGCCTTACCAGCCATGACTAAAGAAACATCAACGATATCTGGATCTTTGAATAGATCGTACGCGTCTGCTAGAGAAGCAAGTGTGACGTTGCTTTCATTTACAGTGCTAGCTCCTTCGACAAAAGAACAAGTCATTGGAGCAGTTTGAGCAGAAGAATCTACGTTTGCAGAAGTATTAGAAACTGATCCTGGACGATCTTTAGCCCAGTAAATATAATCAGAGTCATTTTCTAGAACTGTTTTGTAGTATAGAGTCTGACCATTATCTGCTTTCGCATCAGTAGCACGTGAAAGACCTTCGTATACTTCCAATACTTGATTCTTAACACCAGTAAATGCGCCATCTTCGTCAATAACAACGAGATGTAGTTCGTCTTGAGCAGAAGTATTACCATATGCGGCGACGTACGATGATTGACCTGGAGCATTATCCACGACATCATAATATTCCCAATAGCGAGTTAGTCCATAGCCTGCTGTTGTATTAGCAACCGCGTTGGCAGAACCAGTATACTTGCTGGTAAATGTAATTGTAGCTTGTGAAGCAGTAGAGTTTACTGACGATACATTGCCTTTTCCTGCGACTTTTAGATATTGAGCAGAATTACCAAATTTTAGATAATCATTTAAGTTAATCTTTGAAAGAATATTTGTAGCAACAGCATTAGCTGCTTCGTCAGACTCAGCTACAACAACTAGGGTAGCTGTCGTACTATTTGTATTAACAGTGACTGTTGCAGTAGCAGCAGCATCAAGCGCAGTAATAGGTCCAAACGAAGTTGTTGTATTTTTGGAAGTATCAAAGGTGGTTGTGGTATCAAATGTAGTAGTTGTATTTAATGCAGTTGTAGTAGCAGTAGACTTACTAGTAGCAGTGCTCTTGGTTGTTACGAATGCAGTTGAAGTCGCAATTTCTGTATTATAAGAAATGCTAGCTCCAATGTCATATTCTAGATCAATTACTGTGCTATAAGCAGCTGCTGAATCACAGACAGAAACTTTTAGCGAGTTGCCTAGTGTACCAGCATATCGAGCATAGTAAACAGCGTTGGTGCTGGCTGTAATACCGTCTTGGTAGTCTGCTAGATTTTTGATAATAATCGTATTGGCGCCAGTTTCGGTGCCAGTATGAATAGCGTGCGCGTTTCTATCAGCCGAACTTACAGCACGAACAACGTATAGAGCGTTGCCATATGCCAAGAAGTTAGCTGCGGTGTAAAATGTTTCAAAATTGTCGGCAGTTGCTTTGCCGAAAGACGATACTAATGTATTTTCAGAACTGACTAGCACGCGCTCTTCTGCTGGACCCCAGCTAAAAACACCTGCGAACGCACCGACGGATGTAGCAACCGCAGGTACAACTGTAGTCAGGTCAATTTCACTAATATTGACGCCTGGACTGACTTGGAATGCCATCTTGTTTCTCCTTGTTCAAAATAGAGCCAGAAATATAATTATATTTGTAATATATTTAGTAAAATACGGTTTTAGAAGAATAGCTCGCGGTCGAATGCAGACATGTGGACTTCATCTTCGAAGCCCATTCCATCGTCGGAAAAGAATGGTAACATGTCGTCTTCCAATTCTTTTTCTCGTTCTTCCATTAAGTTCTTTCTGACGTCGGTTTCTAATAAATCTTTGAAATAATTTTGATTTGTCATCCAAGCAAATAATACCAAACACATAACAAGGTCGTCGTGCTTACCATACTCAGCTTCATAAGAAGTCCCTTTACTTATAAAAGTAGAGAGTTCACTCAACAAATCGTAGTCGTTAATGACTAGTTTGTTGTTCTCAATTAAAGCCTTCATGTTCAAACAACCAACTCGTTTTGTAGGCTGAGTTGTCTTTAGACCAACCCTTGATTGTTTATTAAATCCACCACCCAGAACTTGACCCTTACGACCAGTTTGAGTGATTCTTAACACACCCTCGCACTCAAAATCTGTAATTAACATCTCAGCAATCTGCTGGCCAATGTCGTTAGTTTCAACTAAAATTGGGCAAAAGTTATAGAACTTATGTGATTCGTTGATAAAGTGCGGAAACATCTGTGGTTCTACCATATTATCTCGATAGACCGCAGCCACTCTATATGGGAACTCAGTAACATCAATAACGACGAACGTAGAGTAATCACCACCGACACCACGCGCAACGTCAGCTGTCATTACATAACGATGTTCTGGATTTGGCAACGAATAGATTCTAGTAGAACCATGAGTAGAAATAGGATCTTCGTAGGTCAGACGCTGCAAGCACTCAGCTGAGATTAGAGTATTGCTCGAACCAAGGAACTCTACCTCGTATTCCTGGCGGAATTGCTCGGGAGAAGTATTGTTAATGGTTTCTTCTTTCCACTTGTCGTCGCGCCCAGGATATTCAGACCAGTGAACGTCAACTGCAACATAGCTGTTTCGTTTCTTTACAGCATCAGTCCATAGCTTATAATACAGCTCCATACCGTTTGGCGTAGACGTAATAATAATCTTGGTCTGTTTACCAGACGAAATTACGGGATAGGTAGCGGTAAAGAACTTTAGCTGAATGTGCGGCGGAATGTGAGCAAATTCGTCGAGGTACAGGACCGAGATAGACTTACCACGAATAGCAGAACTTGAAGTTGGCGCGCAAATAAACTTGGCGCCATTTTCTAAAGCAAAGCTTCGTTTGTTCCAAGCTACTACACCTTGTTGCATCCAGATTGGCAGGTTTTCGTATGCCATTTGAATACGGTCAAGAATTTCCTGAGCCGTATCCATCTTGTTAGCGAGGATAGCGATATACGACGGGTTGTCAGCGAACAGACCCTCGTGTAGCAACAAGCCAGTCGCGGTGGTAGTCTTACCCATCTGGCGACCGCATCGTACGATAGTGAAGCGGTTTTCTTTAGCAGCCTTAACGAACCGCTTCTGAAAGTCGAACATCTTAAAGTTGATTACACCCTCGTCAAGAGAGATGATCTTTACATACTTTTCGCAGAAGTAGATCGGATCTTCTTTGCATTTGATGTATTCTTCGATTTGCCACGGCTGCCATTCAATCTGCATACCAGCTGGCTTTAGAAGCGGATTACCATTTACACCACTATGTTCAATCTCAATATCATAATCTTCCTCAAGAACCGCACTCATTCATCTGACTCCAGATTTTTAGCGCGTTCTTTTAGAAACTTCTGTAGTTCAGCAGTTGAACCGACGAACAGATTATTGTTGACTGTCTTGGGCGAGCCTTCGGGTTGGACACCACGAGCTTTGTCAATATCAATCTTCTTCTTACGTGTTTCGAGCAAGTCTTTGTTAGTATCAGCCAGCGTCTTAATTAGCGTAGCAACAACTTCGTACGCACGAGGATGCTCGCTATTCTTAGCCAGCATAATTAACTCATCAAGAGCCTTATTACCTTTCTTCGCTAGTTCTTGTAGGTTCTTGCGCGCAAGCTCAAAGTCCTGCTCAGCGTCGTTTGTTTCTTCGACGACCACAGGAAGCTGTTCTTCTTTTTGTTCTTCGACCACAAGAGGATTCATTTCTAATGCTTTGGTCAAGTTATCCATAATACTGTTCATATTTTATACGTCTTCTATCGTTACGATATAGTCCCAATCGTCAGTAACCAAGATATAATCTTTGTTAATTGTTAATGAAGAATTAGAGGTACCAGTTCCGTTATAGGTCGACTGATAGGTATTAGAAACTAAGTTTGTACTAAATGCAGAATCAACTGTCATAGATAAATTATTAGCAATTGCTGTAACACGCTTAAACTGATTAGCAGCTTTTACATAGTTACCAACTGCCATGGTTGTAGTAAATGAAGTTCCTACACCAGTCACTATCGTATTCGCAGAAGAAATCGTTCCAGCTAGGTTCGCTGTTGGTATTAATCCTGGTTGGATAGTTACTCTTTCTCCTGCATTGTTTGCTGAACCGATAGCTGTATCAAATCCATCAATAAAGAAATTAACATTAGCGAACTTAATAATTTTCTTATTTTTAATTGGACCATAAAAATAACCTTTCATGGTAAAATCTAAAGTCCAAATCAAAGCTCTACGTGTTTCGAAGTCACCATCGTATGTGTCGTCTGAAGAAACGGAAACTAAGACAAGGGGAATATCCATCTTAAGTTCTAAGTCGTCAATTAGTTGTACGCTATTCGTCCACTCTGGTGTAAAGAATGGAAGAATCTGTTCTAAAATTTGAGTGCCATCTTCAGCAGACTTTACCATAATACTCAGCTGGAAGTTGATGTCATATGGAACTGGAGCATAAACTAAGTTCTTTTTAGCAGGATCACTTGTAGATTTAACGCTATATCTCTGAATCGTACTGAGCTTTCTTTCACCAGCATAAGTCATCGATGTAACTTCAAATCCCATGCGCGGTAAAGAAACTGCATCAGGCTTTCTCAGAGAAGGATCGGTTTCAACACGTGCTAATAGTTTATCGCGTGGCGAATATGAGATAGGAACTTTGATTCGCTTGTCAACTACACCAGCAGATGTCTTTCTTGAAACGACAATGTTGTTGAACATCGTTCCGAATACAACGATATATCTGCGTAAGTGTTCGTGGTAAAACTCGTGACCAAACATTAGTAATTATTTCCTTCTGAGAATGGATCCATTTCACTAAAGTCAAGGATACCTGACTGACCATCAGCTTCAAAAATTTCATTCTGAGCCTGAACGTCAGTTAGAGCGATTGCTGTAGCAAGAGCAGTTCCAATATCAACATCAAGTTCAGCATAGACTTGGTCGATATCTGGAATGCCAGTATCAAATGTTTCATTGTTAAATTCAAACAACTCGCAAGTCATATCCCACGTTTGTAGTGAACCTAGTTGATAGAATATGGCTTCGTGTTCCACAAACATAATCTTATACATCTTACGAGTCAGCGGGAACCAAATTAAGTCGCCCTCTAATGGACGCACCATACTCGCTTCTTGAGTCAAGACTTCGTTAGCAAAGCTACGACGCGAAACAGTAAATGTAATTCGGTCGCGAATCTCAAGACCAAACTTCGACATAAAGTCGCCTTCGCCTTCAAATCCATCGACGTTCTTGATGTACATCTCGATAGGATGCGCAGCATTGTAAGTTGCTAGTTCTTCTTCGCGGAAGATAGTATCTCTGGCTACTACACGTTTCGGTAGATAATACAAATCAATACCGTAGATTTTAATTGATTCCACAACCAAATCTTCGATTAAGTTTTGCTCCATCGAAGATTGAAAGTTGTTAAAGAAAAAGTTGGTGGCCATTAGCCAATCATATCCATGTTTGGAAGCGAGTAGCTGTTTAGCATTTCTTCTTCCATCTTGGCAATTTCAG